TGAAATGAGACAAAAAAATGCGATGGCTTTCATTAAGAAGCTATTCCTTCTACTGTTACTTTTGAAATGAATCCGTTGCTATCGAGCGAATGCTCGACGGAACTTATCAGCCACTCACGGTCCAGAAGTGGATGAATTTTCTCGATTTTGCATCTTCCGCCTGAGAAAAGCAGCGGATTGCCGGGAGTTGAGAAGGTTAGAGTGGTCGAAACTCTCTTAAGCTTTCTCAGCTTTGCCTCTGCTGCAGTTCGTGCAGAAGCTGCATCCTTCATCAAAAATTTTATTGCATAGACTCTTCCTTCCTTTCCAGCCAAAACTGTGCGTTGCTTTCGGGAAGCAGTTCCCCACCACGAAGCCTTGACACCAGAGTAAATCTGTTCTCGCGAATATTTGAATTCATAGTCGACAATCCTGCTGATTTTTTCGGACTTTATGGCAGTACCTGCTGGAGTGACTCTTGAATCACGGTCATAGAAGATGAGATGATCGGTTTGAATCTTGAAAATGCATTCATACTGCTCGGCAATCCGAGCAAGGAAGGCTGAATCGCTTTCCGTCTGATCCTCATGGGGGACATTGACAAGATTCAAGCTCTTATCAATGGAGGCAATCAGTCCATTTTCCTTTGAAAGCTTTGCGATGACATTACCGAGAGTATCGGGCCTCCATGAGCGCTTCTTAGGCACAAGAAGGCTCGGAAAGCAGTCCAGCACGCTGGCTTCAACGGTCAGGACAGCTGGTGGGCCTTTCAGCGAAATGGGGCGGCAGGCAAAGCGACCAACGTCAAAAAGTCTGCCGTCATACCCAAGGGCAACTTCGAGCCTGGTTCCTTCTTTTGGTGGATCAATCGGAGGATCATCGAAAAGGTGAATCTGGATGGAATCTCCTTCAAGGGCAGAACCATCCTTGACCGTGAGATTGATGAGGCTTTGCTGAATCCTTGCGGTCAGATCTTTGCCACCTGCCATGATGCGAAACTGGGGCGTGCTCAGTTGAAGAGTCTCCTGGGTGTGTTTATTTGGACTGGTTCTGGAATATCAGGCAAAAGGATAGATTCGGGTTTGTCGAGCAGCAGGACACGTCCAAGGTCGTCAAACAGATTTAATTTTTCCGGGTTGGCTTTAAGAACAGCCTCCACCGCTCCCCGGCAAAAGCCATAATATTCAAAACAGATAAGGTCGAGTTCGTCCCCTTCCTTCAACTCATAGATCCTGGACATAGCTCTCCAGCTCGATAGAGAAGTCCACTTTCAGCGGTCTTCCGTCGCTCGTGAAAATGGTCCGGCTATCTTTTACCGCCTTCATGATCCATCGCCCCAGGTTCTGTGCACTCTCGCTGTCAGCCGCGATGAGACGGTAAGGAATGCCTGCGGCTGCCATGGATCTGAGGTCAGACATCTGGCTTAGCTTGCCGCGATAATGAGGAAAGAAAAGACCACCGATGATAATTTTTTCACCATTCGCACCCAGAAATTGCCTCAGAGGATGAGCGCCGATGACTTTTATTTCCGCCCAATTGAAAGAAGACTCACGGTCAAATTTTTGAAACGAAAGCCCCTTGGGCTCGAAGACAAAGTCCCCAAGCTTCGCAAGGAAGCCATTTTTAATGAGATTGATTTCCAAATCTAAAAACTCAAGGGGTCTACGTAACTGAATGCAGAGCTTTTGAACCCGGCCTTGATTTCATTCTTGATTTTCGAGGCAGTCTGCTTAGGGGCATCCTCTCCGCTCACTGAAATGTCGATCTTTTGCTCAAGGTTGAAAGTCTGATTTCGGCCTTTGTTGCCATTCTGTATAGCTTCCCTGGGAATTTCCGGGATTCGGCTCTGAAATGCCTGGTTGCGCTCTTCAAGTTCGATATTTTTGGAAATCTTGATATCGCGCGTTTCCCCAAAAGCCAGAAACTCCCCGATGGATTTCATGATGGGTTTGAGATCATCTTCCCAGAATTTTACGAGCCAATCCTTGGTGTCTTTCAGCCACTGCACAACTTCTTCCCAGTTCAGCACCACTGCCCAAATGGTCGAAATGAGAATAAGCATCCCTGAAATAATTGCGACGACCGGGTTTAAGTTCATGGCGATATTCAGAGCCGTCTGGGCAATTGTTGCGATCTCCATCACCCCATTCATTGCCCACAAGATCGCTTTATAGCTGATCATGGCTGCCTTGCTTACCGCGAGCGCCGCCCCAAAATAACCAATAGCTGTGACGATCTTATCGTGTTCAGTTGCAAAGCCGGAAACCTTCAATGCTCCGTCTGCAAGAGACTTCATCATCTCTGAAAGTTTTGGTAGAAATACGGACCCAATGGAGATTGCCACCGCTTCGATCGAAGACTGTAGATTTCTCCAAGCCCCCATCGTCGTAGCGTTTAGTCGTTCAGAAATCTCGTTGGCGCTGTTGGTCTTCTCAAGAGCCTCAGAAAGATGCCGGAACTTCGATTCGCCCTGGCTTGCCTCCTGCATCAACGCGTGAAGTTCATTTTTGGATCTCGAAAAGAGAATTGACATGGCTTCCAGCCGTTTGGGTTCCGGTAGAGCCGAAAGGGCAACTTCAATCTCCTTGGTCAGCTGATCGAATGACTTGTCTTTTTTATCGCCACCCTGTTTGTTGATTTTCAGCTCTTTAAGCTTTTTCTGAGCATCCTTGGTATCAAGATCCAGCTCCATCTTGTCAACGGTTGGCGTAAATTTGAAAATTTCTGCGAATCTTTTCTCGAAATCCTTTCCCTTTAGTCCGACAAACGCCTTACTCATCTCTGTAACTTTTGCTGACTTCGACATGCCATCTTTGAATGCAATCCCAAAGCGGTCTTCCAGAACTTTCAGGTCATCGGATGTGAGGTTATCCTGGATATATTTGAGCGAAGCTCTGAAGGCTGGAGCCATCTCCAGCTTTTTGATTTCAAATTTCAGGCTTCCCGATCCCGCGCTGTCCAATAACGTTGAAGCTCCAGCAGCGGCTTCCTCACCGAATATGTCCTTGATGTACTTCGCTCGTTCTGCACTTCCTTTCCCGGCCAGCTTCTTGTCAAGCTGTTCGAGAATATCTGGCAATGGCAGAAGGTTTTTGTGGGAATCGCGCAGAGTGACATTCAGCTGCTTCAGTGCTTCCCGGCCTGCTGCTGGTGGGGAAGCCAGGCGCTGGTACATTGCCCTAAGTGCAGTACCCGCCATTGACCCCTGCAGGCCCACATTGCCGAGGAGGCCCGAAGCAGCGGATACTTCCTCGATGGATGCACCCAGGGCGCTTGCGATCGGCGACACATACTTCATGGTTTCTGCAAGGCCGCTGAGGTCAGTATTTGTAGAGATGAAGGTTGCTGTCATGACGTTTGCAACTCTTGTCATGTCGGTCGCGTCAAGCTTAAAACCGGCCAGCATATTGCTCGCCATCTCCGCTGCTTCTCCGAGGCCAACCTCGCCTGCGGCTGCAAGGTCGAGCACACCCGAAAGAGAATCAACTATGTCCTGAACCCCAAAACCTGCGGTTGCAAGATAGGACTCTGCCGCAGCAGCTTCAGAGGATGAAAAGACCGTGGTATCACCAAGCCGCCTGGCTTCCTGGGTGAGGACCTTCATTTCCTCGGCGGTTGCCAGTGTCTGGGCGCCAACTTTGGCCATCGAATGGTCAAACTCGGCAGCAATCTTGATGGGCGCGCCGAGACTGAGGGCCATTCCGGTCAGCTCAAATGCGCCGCCGACAATGTCACCCCTGAGTTCCCGTCCCCGATCCGAAAGCTTTTTAAGCCGGCTGGACTGCTCATGGGTTTTTTGAGTTTTAGCTGTAGCCTGGGCGAGCTGCTGTTCAAGTCCAGTGAGGTCCTTAATCTCATGACCGGCCTTTTCAAGCGCCTCTTCATAGGTTTTGATAGCCGCAGTCTGAGTATGGAATGCGGTGGTATTGGCCTTCAGCTCCCTTTCTGCTTCATCAAAGCTTGCTTTGAGATGCCGGACACTCTGCTCGTTTTCCGCCAGGACCTTATTTTCGGCTTTTACGGCAACCCTATGCTCATTGAGCGCCGCTTTTGAGCTTGAATAGCCCCCGGTCAAGGCGGCGATTTCAGCCTTGACTCCAGCCATAGCAGCCTTTTGCTGCCCGAGAGCAGTCTTGCTGCCTTCAAGTGCTGCCTTGTACTCTGGCAACTTCGCCTTGGCTGCCTGATAAGCCTGGAGGGTACTGTTCATTTGCAGGCGGAGATCAGCGGATTTGGCTTTCTCTACTGTGATCTGCTCTGCGTTGAGTTTGGACGCTATCGAAGCCTCTTTAGTGGCTTCCACATGCTTCCAGTAAGCTGCTTTCGACTGCTCAAAGGCTTCACTCAGTCCTTTGACTTCAGCCTTGGCTTCCTTGAAACGGCTTTTCTGCTCGACCTTGGCCGCAGTCAGACGGCTGACTTCACTTTTGAATCCGGCTTCCTTCGCCTTGGCCTCGTCCAGAATGTTGAGATGCCTTTCCATCTCAACTCTCAATTCCTTGGTCCTGCGCTTTTGGAGTTCTTCTGCCTGAGTGGCATTGGTCAGAGCCGCTGTGAGTCCCGGCAGCGTGCTCTGGGCAGCATCGATTTTCGCCTTAAGCTTCTCGGTCTCCGATCGCAGATCCTTCAGGCCCGAAACGCTTTTGGAAGTCAGATCCAGTTCAGAAAGCCTCTTCTTGAGGTTTCTGATCCGTTCATCAGTTGTCACGAAGACTGAATCGAACGAGCCTTGAAAGCTCGCCGCGATTTCAATCATCACCTGTTTTTTGGAATTCATTCGGCGTTTACCCAAACGTCATCAGAAGAAGCCGCTGCGGACCCTGGGCCATCGAGAGATGAAAGCCAGAAAATGCAATCATCTTCGCTCATGGCCAGGATCTCGCCTGCGGAAAAACCATATTCGCGGTGAAGAAGCCTTACGACCCGCGCGATGTTGCGTTCTTCGTCAGAGATTTCTGTTTTTTTTGGCTGGCGCTGTTGAAGAGGCTATGTACGGCCTTTGATACCAGTTCAAAGTCATCGAGTGACAAGCGGTCAAACGCTGATTCCGGTATTTCGCAAAGCGCGACACACAGGGCAATCCCAGCTTCTTCAGGAGCAAGACCTTTGCTCTTCGCGTGAAGCCTGCGATGGCCCACCTGGATATAGTCGGGGACCGTAATTGATTCGTAGCAAATGCCCTCGTGTTCAAAGGGCCATTTCAATTTGATATTCATCAGACCTTCAGGGATTTGCGAATGGAATCGCCATAGTCAACGCCGGAAATGAACTGGATTCCGTTTTCGAGATCGATGTTGATAAGCGGGAGATCTTCAAGCATGAATGAGTACCGGTAGACTGCCATCTCAATCGTGAGACTGGCTGCCTTTATATCACCGGCTTTCCACGTCCCGAAATCGAGCCCTTTGATCCAGCCCTGCATCACAGCGGTCAATGGTTCGGCATCGGAGCCCTGGCGCTGGCGGGCGCCAGTGACAAGTGTCGTCACGTTTCCGCCAACCGAAAAACCAGTCGCAAGGAGAATCTCGGATGGAATTTCGAGAAGTTTGAGGGTGGATTCCAGCTTTTCAAGCGAGACGCCAACTTCAAGCGGGCCATGCATGGTCGAAGCCTGGAATTCCTCCGTCTTGATTTTTATTTTTGGAAGTGTGATTTCCTCAGCGCGGAGCTTGTAGTCAAATCCATTGATTTGAACATTGAAATTCTTAAGAAATTTGGGAAGCGGCAAGCGATGGTCCTTTAGGCGATCAAATTCGAGAGATACTTGTCAGTGATTTGCTCCTCGAAAGTCAGCGTTTCCGAGACCGGGGATGGCGTGAATTCATAGACAAACCACGCTTTTCCATCGAAGAGGTTTTGAGGCGTGTTCATCTCTTTTTTCGCGTAGCAGGTGCCACCGGCAATTGCTCCAAGAGTTTGAAGATCGCCAAGGTACTTGTTTACGCTTGCAACCACGGTTTCAAAGTAGGTTCGGGTCAGATTTCGAGCCACTGCATAAAGGTGCGATGATATAAGCGCCTCTTTGATGGCATCCGAGATTCTCACTTTTTGGATCTGGTTTGTTTTGAGGTCTGTCTGATCTCCGCTGCCTCGGATGCCCCAGAGACGAAAGCCGTTCAACCGAACGATAGTCGCGACCTGGAATGCGTTCAGCTTTTGCGCTTCCGATTCAGGATCATCGAGGGCGAAAGACACAGCGCGGGAAGTGCCAATAATTCCTTCAATTAGCTGATTAGACGGCGACTCCCAGAAATTAATTTTCCCAAAGATTCCCGCTGCATGAGCGCTCGCAGGGACGGAAACGAAATCGCTTCCTGATGTATGCTTGGCCTTGGGATTGAGAATGTAGAGACGCTCGCTGCCGTTTGCTTTTCGATAGTCCTGCTCTTTTTTGTCAGGAGCATCTGCAAGGGCGATAGCATTGAGACGTTTGGCAACTGAAACCAGTTTGCCAGCAATTGGATCAGCATTTACTTCAGGCAATTATCGTACTTTCATATTCGCGGGGACGCCGGTATGGCGATTGCTTCTCAGAGGGTTAGGAGTGGGATTGTTTTCGGGCGTCGGCTCAGGCGTCGGCTCAGGTGTCGGCGCAGGCGTGGGAGTTGGTTTGACGACAGGAATGTTCGCTGTATGCCCTGGAGCACAAAGAATTTTCGGCTTATAGTTCGTCAAGGCTTCGGACTCGAGAAACCTGTCAATAGCATTGCCGATATCGTCGAGCGAATCAGATTTTGCCCGGACGACGACAACAGTCTGCGCCTTTTGGTTGAAAATCGCTTCGACTGAGAAATAGAGAGAACCCCTTTCAGAGTCGGTAGTGGCCTTACTTGGATCAGGAAGGATGGCCGCCTGTGCCTCTTTGTTTTTGAAAAAAATCGTGGGAGTCTCCGAAGGCAACAGCGTGTCATTCGCCTTGGGTGCCGTGCCGACGACGCCCACCACCGCCTGATTGGGGGTGAGAATAATACGGATGTCGTCGCCCCCTTTGACGACTCGTATCCCGTTCAAATAATCCTGGTCTGACAATTAAAAACTCACTGAAAAATCGTTGTGAAAAATACGCTTGAGAGTACTAGTGGCAGGAGAAGACTGCCGGCAGGCGCTCTGAATGGCTTTGGTTTGAAGAGTATTGAAGGGTTTCCCAGGATCAACTTCGTAGATGGTTCGCGAAAGACGGAAAATCTTCGCGTCAGAGAATCCAACCCAGGAGAGAGCAAGATTCATTGAATAAAGCGTCCCTCGATACTTCAGAAACTTGAAGATGTTGGGAAATATCAATTCGATATCGACCAAATACTGCTCCAGATCTCCAAGGGAAAATTCCCAAAGTAGGGCTTCTTGAAATTTGACGTTGCGCCCATCCCTTATTGGGATTGATATTTCAGGGGAATAAGCAGGTAGAAATTTTCTAAAGTGAATATCGATCAAGCGGCTACCGGGGTCAGGAGAATGGCATTCAATACAGGATATTGATTTTTCGCCACTTCGATGTCATTGACTGGTGTCAGAATGGAAATGGATGAAATTCCTTCAACATGCAGCTGGGAGTAGATCCAAGAAAGGGAAAGATTCCATCCAAGGCGGGAAAGTTCCCAGAACTTTAAGGAAAAAGCATCCTTCAGATCATTCAAAAGAGCTTGACCTTTTCCGGGCACGAGCTTCGCTCTGGCTTGAATGTTGACGGTCTTTGGTTCCGCAGCGACTATCTCAAATAGGTCAAACGCTGGCCTAATATGATCCTGGCCAATAAAATCAGTGACCTTTTTCAGAATCGCATCTATATCTGGCCCAACTTTGCTGTTGGGTTGCAAATAAACCAGAACCTTCTCGCCATTGGTTTCTGCATACGCATCCAGAATCGGAAACTGATCGGGACTTAGGGCTTCCTCGTTTGCCGCCGCGAGAGCCAGACTTCGGTACATTTCAAGAGGACCAGCTGGTGATGCCTTATGAAGATTGAGCCGCATTCTTTCCCGAAATGTTTCGAGTGTTTCACCCTCCCGCCGCATACCGAAAAAAAGAAAATCAAGATCCTCGGAATACCGGAGAAGCTGCGCGACTCCTGCGGCGTTAATTCTCGCCCGGATCAAAAGTTCCGACATCGAAAGTTCTGACAGTGCGCGATAAACTGGGTCGACGGGTGCCGGGGTTTTGAAACCTGGGTATTTCGCCTTGTAGCTATCGGTAAATCGTGTGATCTTCTCGTTGAAGATGGTTTCAAAATTCAAGTCTTCTTCAATTTTTGGTACGATCGTCAAATTGCATCACTTACTGTAAAAACTGTATTCTGCCACTCGATGGAAACTTCTGCCGCAAGCTGCCCATCCTGCACCTGCGGGTTGACAACCAGAACCTTTAACTCTGGCAGAATCTTCTCGGCGCTATCTATTAATTCGCTGCTCAGACTGAGAAGCCAGACATCGGTCATGGGCGCCGCGAGATAAGGTTGCAAGTCCGGCCCCAGCTCGCGATACATGACCATCGATCGCTTGAGCGTCTTCATTAGACGCCGAATGCATTGACGGGCGTATGCCTCACCGGAGATTATCAACCCAGTGCTTTCGTCCATGCCAATCATTGAATTTTTCCCTCCCCGATTGGCCCGCCTCCGCTTGGAGCAAACCCAACAACCAGCGTGTTTTCAATCAGGTGATCGACGATGATTTCCGCGAATTTTTCCCAGGCTTCTTCGTAGGTCTTGGCGGTTTTCATCTGAACCTTCAGAGCAGTCGCCAGATCTGCCTGACTTCCTTTCAGCGCCATTCCTATGCTCCAAAGCTATCGAGTTTTGTTTTGATTGGCGGAAGCTTTGCAGCATTGTTCGTCGATAGCTGGGGACCAAACAGAGTCGGAGTTTTCGATTCGCCGATCACTCCAAGGGCTTCGGCGAGAAGCGAGATCAGCTCCCCCTCCTCGTTTCTTATGGCGGCCTTGGCGGTTTCAATATCCAGGCGCTCAACCTTGAGCGAAAGCGTGTGAGTACCGATATCGTAGGACCAGCGCGATCCATCTGCAAATTGCCTCAGTATCAAGTTGGGATCTTTGGATGGGGCTGGCTTGTCTTCGGAATAGATCCCGGTCAGAACAAATCCTGCCGCCAGCTCCCCTCCAGGGGAAAGCACAAGGCAAGGCTCACCCACTTCTGGAGGGTCCCAGTCGATCGTGTTCCAGGCACGCCGCTGAAAGTATGGGAGCCATTCAGTTATGATCTCTA